CGGAAAAGAAAAAATGGAACGAGGACAGTGATATCGTTAGTCGATCCGAATATATTGGTATGAATTACAGTAGTTTAAAAGCAGATTTTAAAGAGTTTATGCTAGATAAAGACGGTGACGAGTAATCTCTTGCTCTTAGTACTGCTTTACTTTGGTAATACTCGTTTATATAATATAGTTTGTTATTAAATAAACTATTAGAAAGGAGAAAGATATGACGAAATTTAAGATAGTCACTACGACTACATTCGGAGCTAAAGAGCTAGAAGCCCTTACAGGTATTGCACCTGCTATAAACGAAGACGGGTCTACGATGACCTTTGAAGAGTTTAAAGCTAGAGAGAAAGCTAAACGCGAGGCTCAGAAATGATACCTTGTAATCTATGCGATAACCATATACCTAAAGGCAGATTGTCTTTAGGTTATGTGACTTGTTTACCATGCGGGGAAGCCGTAGCCCAGAGGTTATCTGAGCAGAGGAAAAAGCAGACTGCACCTGCTTATAATAAAGGTGCATACCAATATATAACGATTAACGATATTAAAACTATAGGGAGATGATGATGGAAGAAATAATTAAATGTGTGATTTGTGAAAAAGATGTAGAACAAAAGAAAACGCCTGACGGTAAGGTTTATTGGAATCAAGGTGAAAACGCTGAGCCTTACGCAGAGGGCAGATGTTGTGTTTTATGTAACTTTATACATGTTATACCAGCAAGGTTAGAAATGATGGGTAACGGAGATAACGGATAATGTTAGATAAATATAAAGAAGTTATGTTTGAGTATTTAGATATGATGCAACAAGAAGGTTATGCGAATATGTATACAGCACCGATGGAGCTTAGACAAAAGTTTGGTATAAGTAGAAACGAATCGGATGAAGTAGTTGCCGCTTGGGTAAAACAATTTGTCGAGGAGATAGCTGATGCTAGGTAAATTTACTATAACAGTTGTATGCCCTGCTACAGGGGAGATGATAGATTTCGATATTAATCGATCAAAAGATTACGATTGGCATGTTTACGATACGCGACTCGATTCAGGTAGTTTTAGAATCTATAACGATTGGACCGACGCAGTTCGTTCGGTTTTATCGATTAAACCTACGAAAAGAGATAATGGATAACGATAAGTTATTCGTTTTATTTACGAGTTCCCTTGTTATATCGGTACTCGTAAGTTTGTTTTTGTGGGCGTCTCGGGGCTTGGCAACGTTGCTTTAAACTCGGTTTGCTGGTAGGTATAATATATTTAGGTTTAATAAAAAACTAAAAACCCTAGGAGGGGTACGAATATGATAAATAAAAACGACGGATGGACTGATATAGGCGGCGAGTTTGCTACCAAAATGTTTGATTGTAATATAAATTGTCACGAGAATATGCCGAAAGATATATACGATAGTATGACTTTAGTAAGTAGTTCGATAAGTTCTCATGCAATGAGCGAGGAGGATTTGAGTATGTATACTGCTCGAGTAGGTAAGTATGCTTACACTATTGTAGAGTATAAAGGTAACGATACAGGGCACGATACATTTCTATGGATAGTAACCCGTGAAAATACTAGTAGTTACGACGAAGTAATGACTGGATTAAAAATAAACACTGAGTCTTTACCATTTGTAGGAGGTGCGTGATGGATACAGCTACTAAGGTTTACTTAGATGAAGTGAATCAACGACTCGATGAATACCGTAAAGACGAATGTCATTCTATGATACCATTATCAGAGGAGGGAGGCGTGGTAGCCGATGACCTTATAGAGTTCGCTGTACCAAAACCAGAAGAAGGATATCCTGAGAAAGCTGATTATGTTTTACTTATTAATGAAGAACGCACGGGTTTCACTGAAGCCGATGTTATAGGTACTACAGTTATACAGTCGGTTGATTATCTTTACCATATACTGAAGATTGGAGACGGTCATGGATTCATGGCTTCGATTACTAGGATTGATAAAAACCCTAACGGAGGTGAGTGATGGATAAGTTTATAGCCACAGGTAACGACGGTATAGAGATAAGCGTTGGGGATAGCCCCCAACGTATAGAAGATATGTACGAAGATACTAGTATGATGACTGAGATTCAGTATAAGAAGGACTTAGGTAGTTTTTTACAGACAGTAGTTAATGAAGACGATATGGAGTTAGGTAGAATTACTCCAGAGGACGAGGTATCTATACACGTAGAGACATCACACGCACATAACTATATACATTTTGAATATCCTGGAGGCACGGGCTTTAGTTTACGAATGCCTGTATTAGTTAAGGACTCGACTAAGTATCCACACGGAGTGACCGAAGCTAATTACTACGACGAAAAAGCATTGTAAATAGTCCCCCACTGTTTAGCCCTCGCCTCGTGCGGGGGTTTTTTTATGCTCGTAACTCGTAGGCTGCTTTATAATCGCTTTGCTCGTAGTTATAATATACGTAAGGGTAAATAAAAGATTTTACCCAAAACTATAGAAAGGAGAATTATATGATTGATACAGTATTTACAAAAGACAGTTTATTCCAAGCACAAGCACCTAGCTTTAACTTTGAATTAGATAAAGATCAACTACTAGCTAAAGCATTAGAAAGTGGTTTTGTGACAGAGGTTGGCGAAGACCAATACAAGATGAATGATTCTTACGGAGAGGTATAATGAAAGAAGTTAAACAAGTGACAGTTGATGTCCAAGGTAACGATACCGTTGTTTGTCTGATGGCAGGAGCGGTCTACGATTTAGTTGATTTACTCGAGGATAAAACAAACGAGATGGAACTAGACGTGTTATCAGAAAAACCAGATTGGGGTGATTCTGAGTGGGCTGAGTTCGCTGCTGAGTTACAACACTGGAGAGAAATCAAAGTTAGATTAAGTAATTACTTATAAGATAATCCCCCGTTATCTTTAGCCTCGTCTCGTGCGGGGCTTTTTTATGTCTATTGGTATTGTTATCTGGTAAACTAAAAAAGTTTCTATGAAAACATTCGTAGATGTACTAATATCTCTAATATACTAATAGAATCGATCTACGAGTCTCTTGGTTAGTCTGTTCGTTGTTTTATCAGAACTAATAGAGTTCTATTACTCTATTACAAATGTATGGTAAGATACCTAGAGGGCATGGAGAAACTATATAATTGAATTGTTTTCTAATATGATATGTAATATTACTTGGTAACACTCAGGAGACTCGATGAAACAACTAGCATATACATCATTACTGCCGACAGAAGATGGTAAAGCATTCGTTGACGACAAGGGTAAGATATGGCAACCGCTCAACTCTAAACAAAAGCTATTTTGTAAGGAGTATTTCAAGGGTCAAACAGCTACCGATTCCGCTGTTAAAGCAGGGTATACCAAAGACAGGAAGGGTGCGAAGACACAGGGCAGCGTTCTACTAAATCATAACCCACTTGTACGAAACTACCTCATTGACTTGGAAATCACAGCCTCTCAGAAGGATGCAGTTTCTCTAGAGAATCATTTGTCCACGCTCCACGATCTACGTGAAGAAGCCAAAGACCAAGGTCAGATATCCGCAGCCATCACAGCCGAGGTCCATCGAGGGAAAGCAGGTGGACTCTACATTGATAGACGCGAGATACTAACAGCAAAGATCGATCTGATGTCCAAGGACGATCTACTTACGAGACTCGAAACACTGATAAAGAAACGAGCCATGGAGCCGACGGTCATCGACGCGGAGTAATCTACTCTACTCTATCGCTCTACTCTACTCTATCGCTCTACTCTATCGGTCGTCTACTCTACCCAACCCCTTCCACTCTACTCTATCAATCTACTCTATCGCTCCGTCGTTCGGGTCGTTCGGGTCGTTCGGGTCGCTCCCGTCGCTCGTTCCAATCCGTCCAATCTTTAATAACCTTACTAACTTAGTTAGTTATATAGGCTAACTAACTAATTAACTTAATTACCTTTATAGTATTGCATTACTAACTAATAGGTATATACTAGGGGAGTAGTATAGGGATTAGGATACTTACTACACTAAATTATAATAACCACCTAAGAGAATAGAATTATGAATAAGCAAGATATAAAAAACAACGTAGCCGTTAAAACAGCTATAGCCAATGTAGATACTAAAAAAGCTACATATAACTTTAATAGCCGTAAAAAAACTATTGCTGGTGGTGGTATTAATAACAAGACTATTAACTTTGATCTTACTATGTGTGACAAGTACTTTGATTATCTACCTGCTCAACTACAAGAGTTGATAGAATTCGCAAGTACTAACGGCACTAACGGTACTATTACCGTTAAAGAATTAGTTGACCATACTATATCAATGGGTACTTCGTTTAGTGTTAAAGAAACTCAAGACGCTACACACATCATCAAAGCGTACTCATGGAAAGCTAACGGTAGATCATACAAGGGCTTAAACATGACTGACCTGTCTAACCTATGGACACTAACAAGCTAAGCTAAGCTAACCTAAGCCCCTCTAAGAGGGGCAAACCTATTGACTAGGGCTACATACGTAGCCCTTTTTTTATGCCCCTATACCCCCCTATTGACTTTTTCGGCTCCTGCCCTCCGCCACACCTTAGTGTCTCGTCCTTGTTTGCAACTACTTTACAAATCAAAATATTTTGCGAAAAAATTTTTATAGATTATACTTTCATGATGGCTGGAATACTGGATATACTACAACTCGATACACCACAGGTTCCTGCAGGTCCTTTAAACGCATATAAACCCCCTGTACAAGAACCTAATAGACTTGACGAATTATTATCTAACGTTGGGGAACAAGAACGTTTTGATGTTTTACAAGAAATACGTGTACGATAAAGAATATAAAAAAAGTCCATACAGCTTTTTTAACGACGGTTACGATGGTGTTTCTGATACACAACCACTACCTGAAGCAATAGAAACAGAGTTTTCTGATTTTATACAACTATTAGATGGAAAAACAGATATAGACAAAGTCTTTGGAACAGAAACCCTTTCTCCGTATGCACAAGATATGTTACCCGAAATAGGTCGATACAAAGAACAACATCAAGCGTTACCTAGTTCTTTTAAAGACTTTATTATGAATATACATACTAGAAAAGCTTAAGATGACTGAAATGAAAACACCTGACATTGATGAATATAATCAACGATTAGCTGAACTAGAGAATCATATTTCGGACAACCGCTTAGTGTCTAAAGAAGCTCAAATGAGTTCATTAAGTGGTGAAGGTTATGAAGACCCACGATTTACTGTTAGTTTTGATAACCCCATTATAGATAAATTCGCTTTACACCCTCTTGCTGGTGAAGGCAGTGGATATCAGCCCACAACAAAAGAATTAGGTATACAGGGTAACGAATCCGTATTAGAACCAACAATTGCTGGACGATATAGTCCCTCTAAAGACATTGCTATGTTTAAAGACATGAATAAAGGTATGTTAGAATCACCTCTTCTTGAAACATATTTAGCTCGTACAGGAGAATCAGCTTCAGATTTAGCAACAGGAGAAAGTATACAAAAACATGAATTAATACATAGAACAGCAGAAAAAAGCGGATACTTAGATTTTTTACCTACTAGTGAATTTTTAAAAGAAAACTCTACAACAAAATATTTAAAAGGTAACCTTGCTAATTTTTATAGTCCTTTAATAGATGAGGTACTTGCTGAATCGTATGAAGACACGGGTGATTTAGAAGGTAGAATAAAATTTAGAGTAAGCGGGTTTGCTATAAAAGAAGACGCAAAAGAAAGAATAGCAAAAGAATTATTTGAAAACATTGACGTTTTAAGAGAAGATTTTGAAACTTACTTAGAATCTCTAATGAATCCTGATGAACTAAAAGCTACTCGTATGGATGAAATAATGATGGAAAATGGGATTTAAACTAAGTTTAGTTCTCGGAATCCTATTGGCGGCATCTTTGGCGGGTTCTAAATACCTGTTCGACCAATTATCGCAATCAAAAGCTAACCAAATAGTATTAGAAAGTAAGGTATCCGAGCAGAACGACTCAATAAAACAGTATTTAGCTAAACAAGAACAACTATCCGCGGACCTTGGTTTGTTAGAAACCGAAAAACAAAACGCACTTCGTGAAGTCAATAAGCTAAGACAAACATTTGCTAAACACGATCTAGATAACCTTGCGTTAAACAAACCAGGATTAGTAGAAAAGATTGTTAATAAAGGTACAAAAAACGTAATGAATACCCTTGTAGAACTAACTACGGTAAAAGATGATGGATAAACTAATTATTGTTTTGTTATTCACGGTCAGTGGTTGTTCTTTATTCCCAACGGTTAAACCCATAGAAGTAAATACGATTGCGTTACCTGCACCTATGTACCATCCACCGCTACCGATGGAAATACAAGCTGTTGATGTTGAATGGAAAGTACTTACCCCTGAAATTATGGCAGAAT